TGAGGAGTTTAAGGAAGCCTTTGACAATACCTTAAACACAGGTAGAATCTACATGTATGACCATTGGGGTTCACTTGAAGGAGACAACCTCTTAAATAAGATACGGTACATGGTGACTGCATGTGGATGTGGCTTCATTATACTAGATCACATATCAATCGTAATATCAGGTATTGAAGATGGAGACGAGAGAAGAACTATTGATAACCTGATGACTAAACTCAGAGGTTTAGTAGAAGAGGTAAACTGTGGACTTATACTTGTGTCACACCTTAAGAGACCACAAGGCAACAAAGGACACGAAGATGGTGCACAGACTAGTATGGCTCAGTTACGAGGGTCAGCATCAATAGGACAACTATCTGATATAGTTATTGGTTGTGAAAGGGATCAACAAGGTGAAGAACCAGATCGTACAACAGTACGAGTACTAAAGAATAGGTGGACAGGAGAAACTGGTATTGCCTGTAGTTTGGACTATAACCGTGAAACAGGTAGACTGACTGAAATACTATATGAAGAAGATGATCTTCCTTTTGAGGATGAAAGTAAACAAGAGTGGACAGGAGAAAGTACTAATTTTTAATTGGGGGAACTATGAAAAGTTGCGTATTTGATATTGAAACAGATGGACTGATAGAAGAGTTCACTAAAGTACATTGTTTAGTTGTGTATGACATAGAAGAAGATAGACTATTCTCTTTTATAGGAGATGAAGTAGAAGACGGACTATTTTTCATAAAAAATTTCAGCAAGATTATAGGTCACAACATTATATCCTTTGACCTTCCAATCCTGAAAAAGTTTTTCAAATGGGAGCCTGACTCAAATCAAGAAGTGGTGGACACACTAGTCATGTCTAAACTAATCTATCCTAACAGGGCAGTAAGAGATGCAAAGAAAGGATCTATTAGTAAGGATATGTATGGAAGACACTCTCTTAAATCTTGGGGTCAAAGACTTGGGCTTGAGAAGGGAGACTTCACAAACTTTGAGGAGGTTAGTGATGAGATGGTTATGTACTGTGAGAATGATGTTGAGCTTAATCACATGCTTTATCGTAAGCTGACTGAAGCAAACTTCTCTAAAGAGTCAATCAGACTAGAACATGACATCCATAAGATTTGTTTGAAACAAACAGAAAATGGATTTCCTTTTGACACAAGAAAGGCATCCAGATTGTATGCAATCCTAGCTGAGAAAAGAAATACACTTCATAAGGAACTTAAGAAAGCATTTGGAAACTGGACAGAAACAGAAACATTTATTCCAAAGGTAAATAACAAAGCTAGAGGCTATGTTAAAGGGGTTCCCTTTATAAAAGAAAATGTGATAGAGTTTAATCCAAACTCTCGCAGACACATAGCAAAGAGACTACACGATATTCATGGGTGGGAACCTGAGAAGTTCACTACTACAGGCGAACCAAAAATAGATGAGACTGTACTAGCGGAGCTACCTTATTCAGAAGCCCAACTAATGGCAGAAGCATTTAGAGTCAACAAGCTAATAGGACAACTATCAGAGGGAAAACATGCTTGGTTATATCACGAAAAAGACGGTAAAATACATGGATCAGTTAATACAATGGGTTCAGTCTCAAGTAGATGTTCTCATTCACACCCTAACATCAGTCAAGTACCTAGTGTCAAAGGATTCTATGGTAAAGAATGTAGAGAACTATTTTATGCACCAAAAGGTTTTAGCTTACTCGGTTGTGACGTTTCAGGTCTTGAGATTAGGGTTGTGTCTCATTATCTTGCAGCCTTTGATGGCGGTGATTATGCTAAAACTGTTGTTGAAGGCGATGTACACGAAGTTAATAGGGTGGCTATTAACTTACCTTCTAGAGACCAAGCTAAAACTTTTATTTACGGACTACTTTACGGGGCTGGAGATGCCAAGCTCGGACAGATTGTTGGTAAGAATGCAAGAGAAGGTAAGAAACTTAAGGACTTATTTTTTAAGAAAGTTCCGGCATTCAAAAAACTAAGACAGAAGGTGTTCAGCAAAGCTGAAAGAGGGTTCCTGTTTGGTCTTGATGGTAGAAAAGTACCAGTCAGGTCTATACACTCCTCACTTAATTCACTATGCCAATCCGCAGGTGCTATTATATGTAAGAAGTGGGTGGTAGAGTTTCATAAGTGTATGAAGGAAGAAGGATTTAAAGAGGGACAGGACTATGAACAGGTTGCTTTTGTTCATGATGAGATTCAAGTCCTTGTTAGAAAAGGTATTGAAGATGAGGTAGGTAAAATAGCTATTGATTCAATAACTAAAGCAGGAAAACTTTTAGGCTTGAAAGTACCACTAACAGGAGAGTATAACTTTGGCTCTAACTGGGCTGAGACACACTAAAATAAGGGGAGTATGCAATTACTTATAGATGGAGACATCTTAGTATACAAAAGTTGTCTTGTTGTCGAAAGAGAAGTTGACTGGGGTGATGATATTTGGACATTACATTGTGACTTTAAGGATGTAAAGGGACTTATCGACAAAGAAATAAAAGAGTTACAAGAGAAAGCAGAGGCAAACTCAGTTATGATCTGCTTGAGTTCACACTTAAACTTTAGAAAAGACATTAATCCAGAGTACAAATCTAAAAGGATAGGCACAAGAAAACCTGTGTGCTACATACCTTCTAGAGAATACATATCAGAAGAGTATAAATCTACTATGTCTAAGTGGCTAGAAGCAGACGATCTTCTTGGCATATTATGTACTCAAAATCCTAAAGACACTTGCATAGTATCAGCAGACAAAGACCTACTCACAATTCCCGGTAAACATTGGGACTTCCAAACGGAACAAATATTTGACTTAAGTGAGAGTTTGGCAGAGAGAAACTTTTTAATGCAGACACTAACAGGAGACTCTGTAGATGGTTACTCTGGATGTGCTGGAATAGGTAAGGTTTCTGCCACAAGAATACTGGATGATATAGATAAGAAAGGTAAAGACAGATGGGCAGGAGTATTAAAGACCTACGAGGATAAAGGATATTCTAAAGAAGATATTGTTACTCAAGCTCGGATGGCATACATACTACAAAAGGATCAGTTCAATGGGATAGATAAGTATCCTTCACTTTGGGAACCACAAACAGGGGGATGAAATGACTAACTATGATACAGATGAGATAGAGAGAAATAAGTCTCAGACCAAGAAGTGTCGACAATGGGATGCACAATCACAATCGTATGTAGAGGTTGGTGGAGGTACCAATGACCAAGATAACATACGATGGGTACATGAGAATGAAGAAGTAACTAGCCCTAAACATTACGTAGGGTTAGGTATTACACCTCTTGAATACATAATTTCTAATGAGTTAGACTTTCTAGAGGGAAACGTGATTAAATACATTACTCGATACCCACATAAAGGTGGAGTAAATGACTTACTTAAAGCAAGAACATACTTAGAAAAACTTATTGAACTAGAGGTAGAAAAAGCATGAGTAACACATTACCGACACAGTACCAACAGTATATTCACCTCTCAAGATACTCACGTTGGGACTACTTTAAACAACGAAGAGAGACATGGGAGGAAACAGTAGACAGGTACTTCAGGTTCTTTAAAGGACATCTCAAAGAGAACTGTGGTTACACAGTAGACAAGAAGTTAGAAAGCGTACTAAGGAGTGCAATACTTTCCCTGCAAATTATGCCGTCAATGAGGTGTCTAATGACCGCAGGAGAAGCGTTAGATAAAGAGAATGTAGCAGGTTACAACTGTGCCTACTTACCTATTGACTCTCCAAGATCATTTGATGAGTTACTTTATATCCTCATGAATGGTACAGGTGTTGGGTTCTCAGTTGAATACAAGTACACTAGTTTACTTCCGTTTGTACCTGAGACATTACATGAGACTGACACAGTTATAGTTGTTAGAGACTCTAAGTTAGGATGGGCGAAAGCATTCCGAGAACTAATGTCACTTCTCTATTCTGGTTTAATACCTAAGTGGGATGTAAGTGGGGTTAGAGAAGCTGGAGCACCTTTGAAAACCTTTGGTGGTAGAGCTAGTGGCCCTGAACCTTTAGAGGAACTATTTAGGTTTGCTGTGAGAACATTTAAGGATGCAACATCAACTAAGCTGACTCCATTACAATGTCATGACTTAGTATGTAAGACAGCAGAGGTTGTTGTAGTGGGTGGTGTACGAAGGAGTGCCTTGCTATCCTTAAGTGATGTAGGTGATGAACAGATGCGTACCTGTAAATCAGGAGAGTGGTGGGGTAGACAATCCCAACGTGCTCTTGCTAATAACTCTGCTAATTATCATGGTAATCCAGATGTAGGAACATTTCTAAAGGAATGGCAAGCCTTATATAACTCAAAGTCTGGTGAACGTGGTATATTCAGTAGTGCTAATGCTAAGAAGCATGTTAATAACTTAAATGTAGACATAAATAATCCACTTAAAGGAGACAGGAGAGAAGAGAGAGATGACTTTGGTACTAACCCATGTTCAGAGATAATCCTGAGACCACGAGAGTTCTGTAACTTAACTGAAGCAGTAGTTAGAAGTGATGACACACCAACCTCCTTACTAAAGAAGGTAGAACTTGCAACAATACTAGGTACATGGCAGTCCACCCTAACAAGTTTTAGGTACTTAACTAACAAGTGGAAAATAAACTGTGAAGAGGAGAGACTACTTGGTGTCTCACTCACAGGTATAATGGATTGCCCACTTACTAATGGGTCAAGTGGTGAAAACCTCCCTAATCTACTTACTAAGCTAAGAGAAAAAGCTATAAAGACTAACGAAGAACATGCTGATGAACTTGGTATAAACAAGTCTGCTAGTATAACTTGCGTTAAACCTTCTGGAACAGTTAGTCAACTTGTTGACTCTTCTTCTGGAATCCACACACGCCACAGTCCTTACTACATTAGAACAGTTAGAACTGATGTAAAAGATCCCCTGTGTACACTACTGATTGATAGTGGAGTACCTTATGAACCTGACATAACTAATCCCAGTAATGTCATGGTCTTTTCTTTCCCCATGAGATCCCCTAAGTATTCTCTAACCAGAAAAGATCTCTCCGCTATTGGTCAGCTAGAACTTCATGGAATTTATTCTAAGTTTTGGGCAGAACACAAAGTTAGCCAAACTATTTCCGTTAAGGAAGAGGAGTGGCTTGAGGTCGGTTCTTTCGTCTTCAAAAACTTTGATGACATATCTGGAGTATCATTTTTACCTTACTCTGACTACATTTATAAGCAAGCACCATATACAGAGTGTTCCGAGGAAGAATTTGACACATTAAGCAAGAGTTTACCCACTATTAATTGGGACAATCTTCTTAAATATGAAACACTTGACAGTACTTCTGGCTCCCAAGAGTTAGCTTGTACTGCTGGTAACTGTGAAATATAAGGACATTTATGGACTATAACTTAGTATCCAAAGAATTAATTCAATACCTTGAAGAAATGTTTCCTAACGTACTTCCGCCTAAAGGGACAACTGAAGTAGAATTATTATTCTTACAAGGACAAATGTCTGTGGTGGATAGACTTAAACAACTTTACGAGGATGATAATGTGTCTAGGTACACGACCTAAAATGCCAAAAATTCAGATGCCTCCACAACCTCCTCCTCCAGCAATGAGAGATGAACCAGAAGTAGATGCTGCTGAGTTTGAGATGAATGCCGCACCTAAGTCTGCCACACAAACCAGAAAGAAATACCGAAAGGTAAGTAAAGGAAAAGCTAAATCAGTTTCCCATAAAAAATACAAAGGTGGGGGTCTGAACAAGTAACCAAAAACACACACATACTATGAGTACATTAAATAACCATCTAAACATAAGACCAATACAGTCAGAAGAAGAGAGACTGGAAGTTTACAAAGAAGCTGAGAAGGACGGTAACAGACATCCACTTATGCCTACCCATGTAGTTAAGAAGGGTGAGGATATTGTAGGAGCATTTTGTCTCTATAGTCCAACAGTTTATTGGTGGATGCACACACAGAAAATAAAAGGAAGAGATTCATTTTCAATATTTCAAATCATAAATGCTCTTCTTTCAAATGACGGGGTAAGTAAGTTTGTTCTCCCATGTGAACCGGAGTCTCCTTACTTCTCCCTTTTATCTAAAAAACTTAATCATCACTCCGGCACAGAAGGCGGGGATTGGAGACTATTCATTAATGAAGGATAATATATGGGCGGTGGAACTTTAGGAGCTAATACTCAAACTATTTCAAAAGCTAAGTATGAAGCTGATAAAAGAGCAAGGCAATACAAGAGAGAAAAGGTAGATGAACAAACTCAAGCAGCACAAAGAAGTATTGGAGAAACAAGTAGTTCCGGTATGAAATCATTTGAAATGGCTATGGAAGGTATTGGAGACTTCGTGGAAAGGAACACTAGATCTTTGATGCCTCAAGACGACGACACTCCAGAAGTTAGTGATACTGTTTCTGCAAACTATTCTAAGTCTTCTTCCGAGAAGTCTAGTCAAACTAAAAGTAAAGCTAAGAAGAAAACAGGAGAAGGGACTGGTGGAAGTAAAGCTCAATTCTATACAAAGAAATAATAAGTAGTAAACGTCAATTTAATACATAATA